CAACGGAACCCACATAATCTACGGGAACGACAATGTCGTCACCGTAGACGCGTACCGAGCCCTTCAGAGACTTTATGTCCTTTTGGGTGAGCCGGCGGCCTAGACTCTCCTCGATCCCCATGAAGACCACTGTTGCGAAAACAACAGCCTCCATAGGGAAACAGAGAGCCGAACCCATCGACGCGAATTTCGCAAGGCGTATAATACGCCTTCCGTCAACATCAGCCTTCCGACTTCTTGTTGCATCAACCGCAGCTGCAAAGCTGGGGAAGTTGCGAAGAAGACGCCGTACATGCTGATTCGAAACACGATCAGACGCTTCACTCAGGTCGAGTGTAGCCAGTTTCCCGGTGAGGGAACCTGTACGAGCCATCTCCTGATTAGGGAGTTGGCTCTTGTAGTCGATAAGGTTACGCGGGTTGTCAAACCTGCGCATAGCCCTCTCGAATACCTCCAAAACGCCCTGCTGCATGTATTGCATTGCAGTGGGCTCAATGGCGATAATTCGAGGTGTTTTGAGCGTTTTAGGAACTGTGATCACCCTAACAGGGATCTCAGTTCCGGGTTCGTGGAAGACAAGACGGTCATAATCCTCAGTAAACTGAGAATACGAGGCAAAGAGGTTTTCCCCTGCGGGGAAGACTTCTTCGAGCCGCTCGGTCCAAGCTGACTGATTAAACTTACGGTTTCCCTTAAGTCTATCAGCAGTTGCACCGGGTCCGTGTTTAGGAATGACGTTTCCTTCATAGATCTCTCGATCTATTTCAGAAAACATGTCAGCCCAAAGCAAGAGAACCATACGATCGAATCTCTCTAAGAGAGATTCAGAAATCGTACGATCATTCTCCTTGACTTCCAGCTCACAAGAGAGGTACTTGTCGATAGCAGCTTCTCGACGTGCAGGACTGCACTCGATAGCCATCTTAGCGAACATCAGAGTAATCTGACGAACGCTTTGAATTGCATCGACAGAGGCATCATCTCTTAGAACACCGGTTTTCCGGTCGAAGACAAGCTCAAGGAAACCTCCGAATAAACGGGGGAGACCGCCAGTAAAGGCGAAGCCTCTAAACTGGTCGTGAGCGACGAAACCTTGGTCGAGACTTTTTTCGAAGTCTTTACCGAAGTTCGGCAGGGTTATCGTAAGAAACGATAACCCCTCACCTTCGACACGCACAGAGATCGTTTTTAGATCTCTATGGGTACTAGTGTGACACCATTCTCCCATTTCAGAGAGAATCTGCTGCAAGAGATCCATCAGGCTTTTCAATTTCTGCTCCCATCGGAGTTAGAAATTCCATAGCATGATGCACTCAACCAACAGGTGACGGCTAATGCCGCCCTCTGCTCTTGTTGGAACCACCATTATAGTGGATCCAACCGAGAACCAGAGTAAGCGTGAACAGACCCAGAAGGATCTGATCAAGCGTCATCTTAGCTCTCACCACCAAGGAACTTGGTGGCCCACGCTGCGTCATTGATCAGGGCCGTGAGGCTCTGAACGATGGCCTGCTGCTCGGCGATCGAGTAGCCCCCATTGATGGGGGCATCGACGACGATGTAAGCAGCCATCGAAGCCTGAGTGTTCACCGTTGGGGTGAACGCGTCAGGAATGACCTTAGCATGATCGACACGCGCGAGACGCTGGGCACGCTTCTTGTTAGAAGAAAGCTTGTGCTTAACGTTGATCGCGACGGTTCCATCCGGCACCTGATAGGTGGCGGTGGAGCCCACTGCGCTAACTCGCGGAAGCGAGATAGCAGCAGCAGCGCCGATCTTAAGGGACTGAGGGTCGTTGAGTGCCATGCGAGGATTCCTTTACAGTTGACCGAGGGTATATACCATCGGCTATGTTGAGTTGTAGGCAAATGCCTAGTCTTAACGCGACTAACGAGGTTGAAAAGCGCAACTAATCGTTGATCAACCTTTTTGGTGCCTTGGTCATACCAAGTGCACCTAGAATTGCCCATTGCTTACCCGAAAAAGAATTCGGGTTTTGGGCAAATCCATAGGGGTTCGCCCGAAATCGCTGCTTCCGCGTAGTGCGGTAGCTAGTAGAGATCGGGGCGCGATCTTTCGAAGTAAAACCGAAAGAATCGTCCGTCGTCTTGACATACTCTGACACTGTCGTGTTCATGAGATAGCCATAACGAAGAACCAGATCATCCGAACTGAATGCCTGAGCATTTGAGATCAAAGTCCCAATGTTCAGGTACCAGTCGAACAACCAACTGAACGGCATTGCTTCCCAGAGGGTCTCCAGCGTGAGCCGGGTACCCATCAGCTTGTTAGCAAGCTGATCAGCCGCCTTCAACTTTGCCCACAGGGTATCATCCCCGTTGACAAAGTATCGGTAGCTGCCTGAGAACCACAACTGGTCAGTACGACGAGTTGTGGTCCGTCCCGGGACACGAGAGTTTTAAAACTCTCCCCCGTGCTGCAGAACCATAGCACGGAGACCGCTTACCTGGCCAATCTCAG